CAAGATGGATTTGTTGACGCAAATGGACACACAACATCCGGGTCAAGAAGGATGGGTAATGGCCACACCTGCTGGCTATGCAAAAGCAGTGAGTCGCTTTGATCCCAATGCTTTTGCTGCACAAAATCGAATGCAAAATCCACCGCAACAAGCGTAAAATTTATCAGTTTGGTAAATAAGTGTAGGGACAACATGTTCCACTTAACCTAAAGGAAATTTATTATGGCAATCTTAACAAGAGTAAACGGCGATGCACAACCGGTATTTGCAATTGACGTACAAAACGGTCACCTGGCACCAGGCAGCAACATTGCTGCCAACGGGCCTGTTCAGCCAGCTGGTCCTAAACTGGACTTCTTCAGCGTTGTTGCCAACGCCAGCTTGGTTGCTCAAGGCGGCGTCAATGGCTACGTTTCAAATGTGCTGCAAGCAATTCAACAAACCGCCACAGTTGCAATGTATCAAGTGGCAGCTGACGGTGTGACACTGAGTGTTGCAGTTTTCCCAACCAACGCATTTACAACAGCAACATTTGTTGCTGCGGTACAAACAGCCAACGCTGCAATTGGTGTTGCAACTGGAAACGTTTCTGCTACTGCCAGCTTCACCACAGTTTAATTTTTAAACTTGACACCAACCCTGGAATTAAAAACTCCAGGGTTTCCTTTTGGCCTTAAATATAAGTAGAATGAAAATTTTGTGTCGTACTCTTTTTGATTGTAGTTATACAGGTGTCACAGGACATCATCGTAGCTCTGAAATACCGTTTGTAGATAAGTCGGGACAACCAGTTACTGATGTAACAGCCTGGAATCGCAGCAGGAACCAGCAGCGCAACTACGAAACGTTGTTGCAAATTTTTGGTTTGCGAACACAACCACAAGCAATTACGCCGCCGTGTTGCTGCAATGAAGTTTGGGAATTTAGTTTTGATTCAGAATCTGAGGGAGTGTTCCAGGTGCCGGGCAGTAGTGATAGCCTAGCAAGCCTAAAGCTAGACTGTGAAGGTGTTCCCATGATGACCGGCCTAAGAGAACAACCGGGCATTGAGCCAATGCTGTGCAGCAATGGCACCAAAACAAATATTTGGTTCAAAAACATAAATACTGAAATGGAGTAATTATGGTCGACCCAACTGACATTGAGAAAAAAAATTTAGAAGCACACGTTGAGTTATGTGCTGAACGATACCGATTTTTAGAAAGCAAACTGGCTGCTGTGGAGTCAAAGATCTCCAGTCTTGCCCCTGTGATCAGCGAGGTACGCAACATGGTTCATGCATTGGCCCAAAAACGCAATGATCAATTGATTGGGTGGGGAGTTGCCATTATAGGATCCTTGGTGGCTCTTGTGGTGTGGTTTGCATCTCATTATGTCCGGATGTGATGATTAAAAATCAAAAATTAGAGCGCTGGGCCAAGAAAGAAATAATACGCAATCTTGCGCACCTGATTGTTGCAGATGCTGCACCGGGTACATATATTGTATTTGGAAATTTTATCATGGAACCCACTGCACATGGCTACAGTATCAGTACCAAACAACAACAAATACATGTGTTTGGCAACAAGCGTACTGCTATCAGCTGGTGTGTTGCTACCAAGTACAATCAACATGCATTGGCAGACGAAATTAAAGTGCTAGACAACAAGTGCACAGCACTGGCCAACGACATACACTGTAGAAAAACAGTGGGACTGCATAGTCGTAATCAGGACTTTTACGAAATGGTTGCTACCAAGATACAACCCAAATTAGCCAGGTACGATTCGATAAATACTGAACTCGAAAAATGTATAAATCGGGCTAAATATCTACAAATTAGAGGATTCAATAATGAAACTGTATGAACTAGCGGCGTCAAAAGCCATAAAAATTTCCCAAGTATTTGAAAGCTACTTTGGATCAAAAATCAGCTTTGATCAGCTGAATCGTCGTCAAACATCATACATGCTGACTCGTGTGCGTGGTATTCTTGGTGAGCACCAGCAAACCTCTGCACGCCACACCAGCGAGCAAAATCCTGAATACTTGAAGTTGGTAATGATGGAGCAGGCGCTGCGGTCTCGATTGAGCGAACAAGGAACATTTGGTGCTCCGGCCAACACGCCAATGGCAGGAGCAGCTGCTGCACCTGCAACCAGTGCAGCAACTGCTGCGGCGACTGCTGCGCAAGCAACAAAAAATATTGCTGCACAAAAAGACCCCAAGGTCAAAATGGCATTGACCAAGGCCAGCAAAGGCCAAAGTCTCAACCCCGATGAACAAAAAACAGTATCGGGCATTGCGCTAATGCAAGCCGAAAGTCGTTTGCGACGTGCATTTACTCGACTTAATGAAAGCGAAGTACAGCAAGCGCAAGTGGTACTTGCTGCTCAGGACATGGTTGATACCATGCAAGGTATGTTGGAAGACATAACTTCTATGCAGTTTAAAGAATTACCAGCGCTGGTTGATTCAATCAAGAACCAAGTTGGGCAGGACCAGGCTATGCAATTCAACACTGACGTTAATGCTGCACTGAGTGGACTGGTACAGAATCTGCAGACAGCCAAACAACAGCTTGATGCTGCGCTGGGCGTGGTAACTGGCCAAGCACCTGCTGAAATCCCCGGAGCAGATACTGGTCTGCCAATGGAACCAGGCGCAGACCTTGGGGCCGATACTGCCGAACTTGACGATTTGGCCATTGATGCAGCAGACGATCTAGACAACACCCCTCAAGAACCCAAAATGGGTCTTGGCCGAGCACGTAGATAATGCGACTACGTGAATTTGCTGAATACAACGGCTCAACCCCTGAGCCGGCTCAACTCATGGGCCTGGTATCATTCTTGAGCGGGCGTGCCGACGACCGAGCAGGAAAAAAACAAATTGACCAGTCTGCGTTTATAAAATTAGCGCAAAATCTAGGAATTATTCTTACCAAAAATTCTTTACCTGAGCTAGTTGGACAGCCGCCCCTTAGCAACATTCTAGAACCGCTGGCGCCAGACTCCGACGATCCAATTGTGTTTAAAGGCGCCGAAACTCCGGGGCCAACAAAAATGCCAGTTAACAAAGCCCAAAATATTGTAGCAGCAGCAGCCAAATCGGCAATGAAGCGCGGCATCAGCCGCTAACATCAAATCAGTTAACCACACAGAATAAGCGATGGTAGCGCAGTAAGTGGCACTTGCTCTGTAATTAGTGGCTGTAATCTCACAGTAAATCAACAGTAACAGTTAAATACAGGCAAGGAGACCGTCATGCGAAACATAATTTTTAGTGCGCTATTATTACCTACTCTTGTCTGGGCCCAAGAACCTGTAATTGTAGATAAAAAGATAGTATGTAATACCACTCAGATAATTTTAAATACTCTAACAGAAACCTTTTCTGAGAAGCCAATTTGGATAGGCGAGGGTGATGATTCAAGATACAGCTTGTTCACCAATAAAAAAGGCAGCTGGACCATTATTCAATTTAATGATACAATTGCCTGTATTATTGGTGCTGGCAACTCCAGCAGAGAGATATTCTTAGGCCCGAAAATCTAATAAACGCAGTATGAAAAAATACTGTTGACCACACCGGTTGACACAGGTGCTCAATTGCAGTACAATACAACAAGGACACTATATTATGGCTTACAGCGAAAAAGTGATTGACCACTTTGAAAATCCCAGGAATGTGGGCAAGTTTAATCCTAATGATCGAGATGTGGGAACAGGACTCGTGGGAGCACCGGCTTGTGGTGACGTTTTAAGATTACAAATCAAAGTTGATCCTGCTACCGATATTATTCTTGATGCAAAATGGAAAACATATGGCTGCGGCTCTGCCCTGGCCAGTTCAAGTTTGGTATCTGAAATGGTCAAAGGCCTAACTCTAGATCAAGCATTATCTATTAAAAACAACGACATTGCACAGGAGTTGGCGCTTCCGCCTGTAAAAATCCATTGCTCCATACTAGCAGAAGATAGCCTTAAGGCTGCTATTGCTGACTATAAATCAAAACAGAATTTGTAATCAGCTCCTGGTATGGGGTGTAAAGCCACTAAATTGCCTCCTGTTAAAGTTTATTTGATAAGCAAACGAATACCAGGGTTACGCCATGATAGTGGTATGGAAAAGCAATTTAGAATAATTTATGGAGACATTAAGATGATATCAGTAACTGACGAGGCCGCACAAAAGATAAAACTAGCCATTGCCAAGCGTGGCTGTGGCGAGGGCATACAAGTTGGAGTTCGCACCACAGGATGTTCGGGCCTGGCATACACTCTAGAATATGTTGACAACCCAAACCTGCATTGTGTAGCGCACTATGACTCCAATGGGGTTCGAGTATTTGTAGACCCCAAGCATTTGCCCTATCTCAAGGGCATGACAGTAGATTATCTACGTCAGGGTCTCAATGAAGGCTTTGAATTCATAAACAAAAACGAGCGTGACCGCTGCGGCTGTGGAGAATCATTCAGAATATGAATGATCGAATGAAAAAATTTTATATGACCGTGGCAGAAGATTGTGCCAAAATGTCAAGAGCAGTAAGACTTCAAGTGGGATCGGTAATCGTTAAAAATAACAATATTATATCATTTTCATGGAATGGCATGCCCGCTGGTTGGGATAACAACTGCGAAGATGTAGAGTGGATGAGCATAGATGCAGGTGGATGGCTCGGCCCCGAAGAAATTGAAGAGGGTTGGCCGCATTGCGGTACCTACCTGGATATAGATGGAGTTGAGATGGAGAGTCGCTACCGATTAAAAACTAAACCAGAGGTACTACATGCCGAAGCCAATGCTGTTGCCAAGGTGGCACGTAGTCCTGAATCCAGCGAAGGTGCAGTACTATTTGTGACACATGCTCCGTGCTTGGATTGTGCCAAACTTATATACCAATCTGGCATATCTAGTGTATACTATCGCAATAGTTACAGGGATAAATCAGGTGTGGAATTCTTAACAAAATCTAATATTGACGTAACGCAGATAATCACATGATAATTAACAAGTACAATTACGCACTGCTTGATCGTACCACCATTGACGGCAAAAGACACTACTGTTTACCCGATGGTAGCAAAGTTCCGTCAGTAACTTCAATCTTGGATCGTACCAAATCAAAAGAGAAACAGGAAGCCTTGCAAAATTGGCGCAAGCGTGTTGGAGAACAAAAAGCTCAAGAAATTACCACAGAAGCAGCCAGTCGAGGCACACGCATGCACAGTTATCTTGAGCACTACATGCTGACAGATGACATGAAACCTTTG